ATTGCAACAATCCTACTATTAAGTTTACCCATCTTATCACCTGAAACCGTTCCTGTTTAGTTATTATCTCTAATGTCTTCACTGCTATGCCCTCTAGCCTCCTCTCAAAGCTATCCAAACGATCCATTATCTTAGTTAGTACGTCTACTTCAACAGGCTTGTCATCCTGGATCTTACCTGCCATTGCTTGCGCTGCCAGTGTCATTGCCTTAGCTGCTTCTTCCATGCTTGCCTTAGCTGATGTCTTAGTTAGTGCATCCATTATCGTTGCCATATCACCAGTCCTACCTGCCCATGCTGCTGTTATTGCTGCATTACCAAGTGACTGATGTTGTTCAGGATTCAGATCTACATCGCCATTTAACCGCTTCAGTGTCTGACTTGCCTGGTAGTTATCTCTACTTGCCATTGTTACATCTCCTTGTATTAATCATTAAGAATCAAAAAGAACTAAGAAATAGAAACTAAAAATAACGTAATCGTGATAACGAAAAAACACCCGATAGGGGTGTATACCCTCTGAAAGGGCACACGATAAAATCCTACAATTTTTAAAAGTTTTTCATTTTGTGATATATATCACTTGACTTTTCAACTAAAATTCGTTATATTTACCACATAAGGAGATATAGTATGCGTAGAGTGGAAAAAAGACTAGAGTGGGGTGACGTATTTCTTGATAAATGCATGGAAAATGAAGATCTTAAGAAAGAGATCAGAGTCTTACAGGAGATATTAAGAATATATTTACCCATAATAGAGGATAGCAGTGAAGACATTAGAGATAATAACTAAACAGGAACGGTTTCAGGTGATAAGATGGGTAAACTTAATAGTAGGATTGTTGCAATTATGTTATTGGTGGTTTGGTGCTCCATGGTATGTGCTTGCAATAGGGGTCCTAAACATAGGAATCTGGTCATTAACACGGCAGATGCAGGCAAAATAGCATATTTCATTTTGTATGTAATTATATCTGAATATGGGAAAAAGCTTGATAAACAGTACATTTGCCCCGTATATTGTGAGGTAGATCACATTCACAGATGGAGGTGTTATGAGAATAAGCAGGCAAAAGAAGTTTACATACAACGAGCTGATGGGCTTTATGGAGGTACTTTACAACCGTATAGAGAACAATCAGAGAGCGATTTACGATCTAAGAGCGGAGTTAGGATCGGCTGCTCAGATTCCGACTCGCTGGTCGGTATTTAAAAAGTCTATAAAAGACAAGTACTTACAGCTGAAAAAAAAGCTTGATTATTAAATATAAACCTAGTAAACTACTACTAGTTACTTTAACTAAAAGGAGATATCATGAAAATATACACTCTTACGATTGCATATAATGAAAAGACAGAGGAGGTGGAGTATCTTCAGGAGGAAGTAATGACAGACCAAGATGGTATTATGAAGATAATGGATTATACCACGCTTGAGATTGACCTGGATGAATGGGTGACTACTCTGACTGATACATCAATAGAGATACTAAGAGACATTGCTGAAGCATAATAATGCTGCCTTCGGCAGATTTGTAGGAGCTCAGACAATGCAGACTAAAATGGAGAGACTTAATGTCTAAAGATGAAAGATCTAGAGGGATAGGGGATACTCTAGCTAAAATTATAGATAAGACCCTGAATGTGGAGCCTTGTGATAGTTGTAATAAGAGGAGAAACTATCTGAATAGGCTCTTTCCTTATAAAAAGAGGAGCAGATGAGTAAGGGGTACCATACTTGACCGTATTCGGGCAAGTCTCATCCGGTGGGTGAGAAGCACAGCATACAGGGTGCTGATGTACACTCTGAAGAAACAGGTTCAATTACATTTCGCTATCCTAAGAAAAAATATAAAGAAGGAAGATAATTGAGGGTCTATAAAGTAAATGGGATAGAACACAAAGTTTATGATCAGGAAGATCATATGCCAAATGGGCTCATTGTTGTCGACAACTGGCGCTCTAGTCGCATAGGCGATTGGGTCAGGGCAGACGATGACTGTACTATCCAGGTGTTGAGACGTGGGAAAATGCTCAGAAGATACGGGCGGAACAAGGTCAGAGAATATGTTGGAACCTGCACGGGAACCTTTCCAGTGGGGCCACGTGTGAAGATGGACACTAGCCGCAGAGTGAATATTTATACCTTTGGTGGTAATAAGAACTCTGAAGACATTCTCTTGGACCGGACCAAACTTACCCGTTATGAGCTTGTTTTCGTACAGTTCTTAGCATCTGGCTTGAGCCCTCAGAAATCATATTTAAAGGCATATCCTACTAGTAATGTGAACTATGCCTCTGTAAAATCAGCACAATTAATGAAAACGGAGAGGGTATATACAGCTATGAAAGAAGAATTAAAACCAGTATGTGAGGAGCTAGGTATAGATCCTAAGTCAGTATTGAAGGATATACAGGAGGCTTCTAAAAACTCTGAAAAAGAAGATGTACGCTTACGGGCGCTTTTTAAACTTGCAGACATTTTAGATCTGGAAGATAAGAACCAGACACGTATAACCCAGGTATCTGGAGCATTATTTCAGGGATTTACTCCTGAAGTTTTAGAAGAAGTAGAAAGACCTGAGTTGACTGAGGGTCAAGATGCTTAAGCTTATCGTACTTTCCGTACTGCTTAATGCAGGAGAGATACATGCTACGCTACCGAATAGTACGAAAATTGAAGCTAGGAGGAGGAATGGAAAGGGTGGTAAGAAACGTAAGCGTGGGGGAAACGGCTTAAGATAATGGCAAATATCAATAAAAATAACATCTCAAAAGTTGAGGAAGAGTTAATACTTGCAAAGAATGATCTTATATCATTTGGTAAGTTATTTCTTCCAGATGACTTTATGCGCTCAGAAACTCCGTTCTTTCATTATGAAGTGGCTGATGCAGTTAACGATACAAGTATAAGGCAGTTAGCTGTTATTCTTCCACGTGGTCATGGCAAGACTGTAATGACAAAGTGTGGTATATTGCATGATTTTGTTTTTACTGATGAGCCATTATTCTATGGTTGGGTGGCTGCATCTAGTAAGATCTCCGTCCCTAATTTAGATTATATAAAATATCATTTGGAATATAATGATAAGTTTTTGTATTATTTCGGCAACTTAAAGGGGAGAAAATGGACAGAAGATGATATCGAACTTAAAAACGGGACGAAGCTCCTTAGTAAATCGAATTTATCGGGCATACGTGGGGGAGCTAAGCTCCATAAGAGGTACGATCTTATCGTTCTTGACGATTTTGAAGATGAGAATAATACCATTACGCCTGAGTCTCGTGCTAAAATCTCGAATCTTGTTACGGCTGTTGTATTCCCTGCTCTCGAGCCTCACACTGGCCGCCTTAGGATTAATGGTACTCCCGTTCATTATGATTCTTTCATTAATAACATACTTATTGGGTATGATAGGGCGGAAGCAGCTGGAGAGGGAGAAACTTTCAGCTGGAAGGTTATAACGTATAAAGCATTACAGGAAGGTGGAACTCCTTTGTGGCCCAGTTGGTTTGGGCATAAAGAGATGGAAAGAAAGAAAAAGTTTTATTCTGACTCTGGTCAGCCACAGAAGTTCTACCAGGAATATATGATGGAAGTTCAGTCGGCAGAGGATGCTATTTTTACCAGAGAGCACATAAAGTATTGGGAAGGAGATTTTATACATGATGATGAGACAGGAATCTCATACATTCACACAACAGATGGAGAGGTTAAGCCGCTCAATGTTTTTACGGGTGTTGACCCCGCCACTGATTCTGATCGTAGGGATAGTGACTTCAGCGTTTTACTTACTGTTGGGGTGTGTCCTGATAACAATGTATATGTGCTTAACTATGTTCGCAAGCGTTCATTGCCTGTTCTCGGCATCCCAGGCGATAATAAGAAGGGAATCGTGGATTACATGTTTGAGCTTAATAACATCTATCACCCTTCCCTTTTTACAATCGAAGAAACTACAATGTCTCGTCCAATTTTTCAAGCGCTTATGGCAGAAATGCGTAGGCGTAACGATTTTTCAGTTAAGCACTGCGCTGAAAAACCAGGGACAAGAATGTCAAAACGTGACCGGATTCAGGGCATACTTGCTCAAAGGTTTTCAGTTGGTTCGGTACACATTAAGAAGGGTATGTATGATCTTCAAAGAGAGGTTATAACTTTTGGACCTAGGATGGGCCATGATGATACTATTGATGCACTGGCATACGCCTGTAAGTACGCTCATCCACCTAAAGGAATATTACAAGATAAAGATGGCAAAAGATACAGACATAAACCAAGAGCAAAGAGCTGGGTAACGGCATGAAGCTCATTACATTAAATGATTTAAGAAACAAAAAGGCTGGCAATACACCTCATAAGGCTAAGGCAGATGAGCTTAAAACTGGCCATGTAGTTAGGAAGTATGGCAGAAAGAAGTAGTCTAGAAAATTTTGAAATGAAGGTTCGCACTTTAGGGACTCTTTTAGATGAGATGAATTTTGCTCTTGGGGATAAAAAGTGGGAGTCTGAAGGTAGAATGTTTCCTCCAGAAGAAGTAAGATATACAGAGGCAGATAGATGGAATCCTTATACCGATGAAGAAGCAGATAGGATAAGACATTATTATGGACAAAAAATGGCTCTAGAAGATCAAGGAACTATATTGGGACTTTTAATACCTTTATGGCACGAGATAGCCGGAGCGGAAGGAATTATTAAATCTGCTTTTAAAATGGATGCTGAAGGTATAGAAGAAAGTATTTATGATCTATATGTAAATGCTTTAGGGGCTAAAGATCACTATATGGATGAAGGTCTTCCAGGAGAACCGTTTCTAAATAGAATGAGGGCTGGTATTCCAGATGAAGAGTTTATGATGTTTGGCGATAAAGCATTAGATAGGATGGGATATGTTTCAGGACAATCCCTGTCTAAATATTAATTATGCCTAG